TCCCGATCGCTTGAGCGTTTCGTAGGCCTGACCGCTTGAACGGTACGTCAGCCTGTCTCCTTGGGTGCGATAGATCGTGACCTTGGCCGAAGTCGATCTCGGGAACTGGATCGGTCCACCCGGAGAATGGGCGTGAATAGCGACAACATTGTCGTACTTTCCCATCTCGATTGCTCGCCTTGCTCCGAATGAGAACCCGACGATCGTGACGGGTCCGTTATGGCTCCGAATTGCCGACTCTAATCGCTTGGCATCGAGCAGCGGCCGAAAGTGCCTAACTCCTGGCAAGTGGCTTGAGATGGGCGTTCCTAGCCCTCCAACCGCAAAGACAACGGGCTGCCCGGGTTGTTGTGCCCGAGCAGCCCACGGTGTCAGCAGGACCAGCAGAATGGCTAGCCTCATGGTGCAGCCAACGCTGCTGCAATCTCGGCTGCGGCTGGTCGACTGTTGCAGATCATCCCGAGGATCGTCTGCTGCTGGCCTGACAATGCAGTACCGGCTTCGACCGCAGTCTCGATCCCCAACCCGATCGCTCGGTTGGCAGACATGAACTGAAGCCTTCGAGCGGTATCCGTTTTCAGGGTTCCGCTACCGGCATCGACGACATCGGCAACGTCGTCTCCAGCAGCCTCCGACTTGAGTCCGTAAGCAAGTCGGCGTCGAGCATAAACTGATAGTGGCATGGCTACCTCTGAGGTCCGTGTTTGGCAATGACTTTCTCCCGCAACTCTGACTTCTTCAGTCGTTTGAGCGACGGGTCCTGCTTGATCATCTTATCAGCATACTGCTTGACGATGTCGTCCGCTAACGGAACGCAGTTTTTCGGGTCGAGAGGATCGTTGTCGGGTTGCCTGCCGGTGGCTCGAACACCACCCTCGGATGACCATCCCCGCTTGTCCAAGAGTTTCTTGATGTACGACCGACCCTGTGCTCGGGAGACGTATGCCTCTGGATCGCCCTTAAATCTGGCAAGGTTCGGGAAGTAAACCGCGTTCTTGTCCGGGACGAACCCGTGTCGCTTGCTAGCCTGAAGGTTCCTGTCCAACGCCTTCTGACTGCCGAATTGCTCGTACAGCGGCTGCATCCCCTGGAAGAACGTATCGTCCGTCGAGAGCACCGGACCCTTCCGCAGCGACACCATCGAGGCCAACTTGTCACCCTCCCCAGACATCCTCATCCGTAGGTACTGTGCCCCGCGGGTAACGATCCCGGTCAGCGGCTCCATGCAGCGAGACAGCAACTCCCGGTCTGCGTCCGGGTAGCCTTTCCGGATTTCCTCAGCGTCCGGTGGTGCGAGCAATAGGTCCCTGAACTCTATCCAGTCTGGGTTGGACTTGATGAACTCGCTGTAAAACTTCTTGGCTGACTTTCTCATTGTGCTTTCCTTGGCATCTGTTGTGCCTGTCGGAGTTTCGCTTCATGGATCTCTCGTCCCTGCTGCATCATCGCCATGTGCTTGGCCTGACCCTGGAGGATCTCCGAGAGGGTCTTGGCTTCACTTGTGCGAAGATCCAGTTGGCTCTTGGCTGCATCGGACTCCATCTGCATCTGCGACTTCTGGGCCTCGATTGCAAGTTCTGCCTCAGACATCTGGCCTGAAGCCATTGCGGCCTGTGCTTCCGCTGCGGACTTCTGGGCATCGGCTTCGACCTGTGCCAACTGGGCTTGCTGCATCCTCTGCTGCATCTCTGCCTGCATCGGGTCAGGTTCCTGCGGAGGAGGAATCTCTGCACCCTCAAGGTCCGCATCGTGGTACTCAGCCCACTTCCGCATCAGGAAGTTGAACGGTTCGTAGTTTCCGGACGCCGCTCCGTACTGCTGCATGATCGGCAGGAACATCCCGGCAATCTGCTGGAAGTTGGCGATGTCTCGGTCTCGGTTTGGCCTACGGATCGAGGCCGACTCGATCGTGTACTCGAACTGGCGAGTCACCAGTTCCACGTCAGTATTGACGATCAACTGGTCCCACAACGCTGCGCCGTACTGGCCGAACATCGGAGCCACGTCCTCGCCCCGGACGAACCATCGGGTCACGAATGCTTCGCTCTGGGCGGCCCTGCCCTGCCATTTAACCACCTGCTTCTGCATGAACTCCGGGCGAGCAGACACGGCACGGGACTTGGCGACCGTCTCCTCGGCTGTTCGGTTCTGCGTCCCGTCTTGGTTCAGTCCGTAGACGAACTGGGTTAGCCCAACCCGCTTGTCGAACATGTCCGAAATAAACGCGATCAACTTAGACATGTCCTGTCTGGTTTCCGGCTGCTGGAGAACCGTGATCGCCTTACTGATGTCGTCTACCCCGAATGGGGTCGGGATGATCTGCTGATCCTCGCCGTTCATCAAGTAGTCGCGGTAGTGCTCGACGTGCGGAGAGGCTACCGCCCAGAAGTCTCGGCTGCTGGTCCACACTCGATTGGCAAGCCACGAGACCAGGAAGTTCAGCAACTTGAGTTCTCCCAGTCCGGGAGCCAACGGTGCGATCGGCCAGGATGATTCAGGATTGTGGTAGAAGTCAAGAAACTCGACCGGCCATCTGCCGTCAGCCCATAGCGGGACTGGCCACGAGAAGGCGTTCCTAACGTCGTCGTCCGTGGCTCCTGCCCGGAACTTAGACGTGGGCATGTTCAACGGCCACGGAACGTCAGGACTGATCGCCAGATAGGCGTACTGCTTAACCACGTCCTCCATGTGGTTCTTGATGCCTTCCTCCATCGACGTGTATCTCGCTCCACACCCAGCCTTGGAGTAGATCTCGTACCAGACAATGTTATCTCCGGTTTGACCTGCCTGCCGTCTGGCATCGCCTTCGTAGTCCGTACCCCACTCAGAGTGAGACCACGAACTCTCCAGCGTTGACTTGTTCTTGAGACTTCCTCGCTCTAGCCCAAATCGCTCCTCGACTTCGTAATGAGGCTGGACGTGTCGGATAGCCATCCACCGACACTCGTCAATCTGGTTGAAATCTGGATCGGTCAGAACGTCGTAGGGATCGATGTAAAACGCTCCGGTCAGGGTTCGGCCAGAACCAGGCATCTTGTAGTTTCTCGGGGCTAGGCATCCTCTGCCCTTGATTAAAGCGTCGATGACCGCTCGCTCCGAGTGACCCTCAAGCCCACCGGAAGGCATCTCTCGTGGCGTGTAGTTCAGCCAGCCCGACATCAGCGCTGCGATAGTCTCGTCCCTAGCATTCTCTGCCTGCTGGGCCTGCTGGAACTGCTGGTAGGCCATCATGCCTTGCTCGTCCGCACCGAAGATCCCCGGTGGGAGTTGCAACTTTCTCTTGGACTTGACCGTCCGATGCGGAGATTCCCACATCAGGTTCGGCCCGAAGATAGCAACCAACTCGAACGCCTTGTTGATTGTGATCCTGAACCTTGGCAACTTGACGTTCTTCCAGAACTTCTTGCTGTATTCAGGGTCCCACATCGCCTGGGCCGAATTGGCGTAGAACATCGTGCATTCCTCCGCGATCTCCATCCATTGAGATCTACCCTCTTTCGCCCTCTCGATCTTAGAGATCCAGCCAGCGACAACAGGTCGAAGGAAGTCGTATTCTAGTACCTTCTTGTCCATGTTCTTTACTTGGTTTTCGCAGTGACCGCATCGTTATGAGCGAGGTTACGTTCAGCCTCGGCTCGCTGTGCAGTCAACTCTGCTAGGTGGAGATGGTAGTGCTCTTTGGGCGGCTTGGTGCCTTGCGGGTAGTCCCACGAACCGGAGTCGATCGAGACGCTGTTTGCCCGCTGTAGGTGGATCGGGTGCGATACGTGGTGCGACGATCGCTTGTGGGACGGCATCCCGAACGGAGGGAACACGACGAGCGTCACCCGTCCTGGTCCGTCAATTCGATTGACAATGCCCGGAACGGCATCCTCGAACGGACGCTCCGGATTCTGCCTCGCAGCGTTGAACCAGACGATCAACGTGCCAACCGGAGGGGTCGGGTACGGCGACTGTTCCAATTGCTTCAGTTCTTCGATTCGACGCTTGATTGCTTCGGACGACATGATTACCTCGATTGTTACGAAAGTTACAAAACCTGAACGGATACAAACTAGACTCCAGCACCGAGCGTGACAACACCTTGCTCCTCGGTTTGGCCTCGAATTAACTGCATGGCTTTTCGGTACGCACTCGACCCCTGGCGTCTGTAGAGCGTTGGCTCGACGTAGGCTGTGCCCTCGATAAATAGTTGCTCCATGTGAGCAGCAGCGTATTCCGTGCAGGCCATCAAGTCATACAGCCTCGGGTTGGCAGGCTCGTCCAGCACGGCATCGGAGTCAACGACGCGAGAATCCCGCTTCTTCATGTACTTGGTGAACTCACGCTTCGTCTCCGGACACTTGTCGTCAATGATCATCAGCGACGGAATACCTACACCAGCCACAGGCTCCATCAAGTTTCTGACCGCTCGATACCGGGTCGTAGGAACGTCACACCCAGGCATGAAGTCGTAGCTCGTCTGACGAGATACCAGTCCAGCACCCCTGAATGCCATCGAGAAGTGCATCCTCGTGTTCGTGTCCCTACCCGCGTGCGTCTGCCTACCTGCCCGATTGTCGATGATGTGGCACTCGTAGTGCTTCGACCCACGCCTGTTCGATATGGCCTGTGCGATCGCCTCGGCGGTCATTCGCTTACATACCAACTCCCACTCGCAGATCATCACGTTGCCGACGAATACACCATCGATCTCATGAGGAGGAATTGCCCATGACTGTATCCCAGTCCTGGTGTGAGACGGGTCCATGATCAGGTATCGAGTCCAGTCGTTCGGCAACTCGCCAAGCAACTCGTAGATACTGCGAAGTTTCAGATAGGCATTGGATCTCGTGGGCTCGTAGATGTGCGA